CCCCCTGCTGAAAGATAGCAAGAGTAAACCACAGATTTACATTATATGCAAACCTTGGATTTATTGCTTGTATAAACCAAATATTTACAATGACAACATGAGAAAAGAAGAACCGAATCAAATACTCGTAGACCGTCTCAGCGAAATTAACGCTCGAGGCATTACGAAAGCCGATATGGCTCGTATAGCTGGAGTAACACCTCAAGCGGTTAACGGCTGGTTCAAAAAGGGCGTAATTAGTAAAAAATCTGCTCTTGCGATCTCTGATTCCGTTGGGGTTTCTGTGGCATGGTTACTTGGAGAGGAAGTCGGTGAGAAGGATGGACTTAAGCCTGATGAACAACGCCTTCTAGAACTCTATCGACAACTTCCTGAGGAGGAGCAGCAAAACATGCTACGCATATTTGCGCTTCGACTAAAGGAGTTAGATCAGTTGTATGAGAAGTATATGAGAGGACGCATTAAATAGTAGAGAGTGTTCGTACTCTCTTTTATTGCATATTAAAGCTGAAGGTGATGTTCACAAGCGTATGTCTATAAGCTATTAAATCTTTCTTTAGCGGCCTACTATTATATAAAGGGTCTTATGAAACGTAAACCGCAAAAACATCTTATTAACATATTGCGTACTACTAAAGATCACCACCCTAACTTCACACTTTTTCTAGGCGCAGGTGCGAGTATTACGAGCGGTATAAAAAGCGCTTCAAAAATGATTGAGGAGTGGAGAAGTTCCTATTGTGAAATGCATGGCGAGGAATCTCTTAAACAACAACCTTGGTTCAACCAAAGTAATGAATACTCAGAGCTTTTCGAGTCTTTATATGATCAACCAACCCAACGACGTGAGTTTATTGAGAATTGCATCGTAAATAGCATTCCATCTTGGGGATATGTATACCTTGTAAACCTACTCAAACAAAAAACATTCAATACAATATTTACAACAAATTTTGACGATTTAATTAACGAAGCATGCTACACATTCTCAAGTAATTTAAGGCCAGTAGTATGCGCACATGACTCCAGCATAAAAAACATCAGACTCACTTCAAACAGACCGAAAATCATTAAATTACATGGTGACTTCTTGTTTGATGATATTAAAAATACGATACGTGAATTGGAATCTCTTGAAGATAACATGAGAACTAAATTCAGACAGTATGCTAATGAATTCGGTATGATAGTCGTTGGCTATGCCGGTAACGACCGTTCTATTATGGATACACTGAATACACTTCTACATTCAGACAATAGTTTTCCACATGGTATATATTGGTGCGTTCGTAAAGATGCCACTTTACCAGAAGAACTCAAGAACTTAGCGAGATTCCCTCGATTCCACCTAATTGAAATTGAAGGGTTTGATGAGTTGATGGCTGAAATTCATCATGAACTAGGGTTTTCCTTACAAGAAGAAGTCGCCGATCCCTACTCTGCACTTTCAAAAAAACTAGATAAATACTTCACCGAACTTGATGGCGATGATGATATAACTAATGCTTTGATCAAAAAAGACATGAAAACTTTAGAAGATCATGTTTTAAAAATAAATTCGGCAAAAGAATTTATTAACAAACTTCATGCTCAAATGTCGAAGTATAAAATGGATCCTTCGGACAACAGTGCTCGACTCGCTTTAGAAAAAATGCTAAAAGAGGCTGAGTTTCTTAATGACGGCCACGAGGTATATATATATAGCACCCCAAATGCATTCATTGCGAATGCTGCATTTAGAGAAGGGGATTTCACTGCAGCCAAGAAATACGCCCAACGTTCTTTAGAACTATCTTTCTCAGTCGAAGCATTATCAATGCTTATACGTTCCAAGCTGAAACTAGATGAAATATCCGATATAAATAATGACATCGATAAATTATCAGAGTTAACAAGCCTAACTGATAAAGATATTACACGGGTCATTAGCGCAATAGTCGACTTAATATCATATGGTGCATTTGTTCATGCCAATAAATTGCTCACTATTCTTCATAAGAAAAGTGTTGGGGAAAGGCATAAATCCTTCATTAATTTGAATAGAGCACTTATCCTTAAACTTGAAGGTAAATCTATACCTTCAGATATTCACTCTTCTCTTCAAGATGATCTCGAGAAAGCAATCAAACTCGATGATCTCTGGTTAAGCTTCGGACTATCCATTCTGCTTGAACAGGATGAAATAACATTAAAGATGGCACAATCTTTAGAAGAACCGCAGTTAGTGGAAGCCCTGGTCATGGAAATGCCTATCTTTAAACTCATAGGACCGGATCTTTCTGAAAAACTGAGAGACGTAGCTTTGAGTAGAGGATTCGAAATTCCATCTGACGAGTCGGATATCGATGATGAAGAGACTGAAGAAACGTCTCAAGACAACGTTGTGCCACTGCTCCCAGAGCAGCACACGCCTTCCGACGAAGGAAGTGAGAATGGTATTTTACCTATCGCTGACATAGAGGCCGGTGCAGAGAATTCTGCTGGCGATAAAGAAGATGTTGTGTCATAGTGAAATCAAGAAAAAATGAATTGTTGAGTGACCAATCCTTTACACAACGTCTTGTTTATACTGGTTTATTTCGCTTGCGTTTACAATGAAGGAGAGTAAATGAAAGAAAAAAATGTTAAATCGACTGTTAAAAAGCTTAACCAAGATGAGAAGCAGCAATTGCTGCAACTTCTTGATAACAAATCAAAAAATTAACAGAGCTGTATTACAGTAATCTAAGTCCCGGATCCATTCCCGGGACTTTTTTTTAGCCTACAATCTTCAACCCTTTCTTTAAGTCTGCAAGATCTTCTTAGTCTCTTTCACGTGCCCATCTCTAGTCACTTCCCTTCAAACACACATTTATGAGGTGTTGGATTCCCTCGCAGTTTCAAGAAATTTTCTCCTTACCACCCCCAAACAAAAACCTATGATTGACACACATATAAACCAGTGATTTAATGAACTCAATGAAATCGCTAGTCAGATTGCTGTCACTGCAACTTAACGCGCATCAGGTGTAAACGTTCCGCTGGCCGGCGATAAGGCAAACGAGGGTGAGAATGATTGATTTCGCACGCAAACCGGGACGGCAGCAAGCCGTAAAACTTAACTTGTTCGAAGTGATTCTTCGCCGCTTGTGCTACCTGCTAGCGCAAAAGGGGGATCCACATGTGTAACTCAACGAAATGCGGGTACTGCGGCAAGCCGGTTGAACCGGAGAAAGTAGTCAAAAGTACCCTTCTCTATCGCAACGGCGCACAGCTGGCGCGCAAAGAAAAAGAATACTGCTCTGAACGTTGTGCTTCGTACGACCAGATGGCCCACGAGGCATAACGTAAAAGCCGCGCAAGGCGGCCCGTACGTCCGGTGCTCCCGACCAAAGTTACACCGGAAAACTACTTAAAAAACCAAAGTTCACCCAATGGGCGCTATCTCTGGCCCGGGGATCTTACATCCAAAAAAGAGGATCTCACATGGAATTTTTCTATGTAGTGAAGGCTACGCAGAAATCTGGCAAAGAAGACGCAGTGATTTGGTTCACTGCGAAATCAGAAGCCCGTGCAAACCTGCAGCTCGATGTTGAGCTGGAAGATGCTGGTATTGAAACCGGACGCGGTAAGGATTACGCCAAACCAGTTCGCACCGATTTTCCTGTTTACAACGATCTGCCTGAAGAAAGCACTGTGGATTACACCTGGTGCAAACGCTACGAACTCCAGGACGATGGACGCGCCTGGCTACCAAAGGCTGGCGCTGAGTCTACCGAAGCCGTTGACAACATTGCCGCACCGGAACCGACCGTTAGTGTCGAAACTACCGTCGAGAGTGTCCCGCTTGAAAACCGCACTCCAGCGGTCCGCTATGCCATCCACCTGACCAGCGATAAATATCAGACGCATATCAGCAAAGAGCAGCAGCTGGCTGCCAGCGAAATGTCTCTGGATGAAGGCAACACCTATCTCCAGAACCTGCTGCTGGCGAAGAACGACATCCCTGAAATTGCCGAACTCAGCCTGAACGCTGAGTGGAAACTCGTTCAGGCGATAAAGCAGGTCTTCGCGCAAGATGAAACGCACGAAGCTGAAGTTATCGCTGCATTCATGGCTGACTGGGCGAGAGCAGATGTCAGCGATCGCAATCAGTTAATTGAAGAGTGGAGAAGCGGAAAGCTTTCTCTTCTCAAATCAGAAAGCACCAGCGACACCGATGTTACAGCCGTTCAGGTTCCAGAACCTGAAAACGGTATTCAGATTGACGAGAATGATGACGAAACCACTCGTTATCCAGTCGTTCGTATGCCCTTCCGCAAGCAGCTACTCGCCCAGTTCACCGCCGACGAACTGCGCCACCACTTAACCCGCGAAGAATACGAAGGTATCTGCGCGCTGGAGATGGACACTGACAACAGCTATGTCCAGAACCTGTTGCTGGCGGCAGAAAACTGCGAAGTGGTTAAGGGTTACGATACCAAAGACCTGTGGCGCTACACCGACGCCATTCGCAAGGTGTTCAGCCAGGAGAAGCGTCATGAACTCGCTTTGGTTCTCCGATTCACCCGAATCTGGGCAGCGACTGATTATATTGACCGCGGCATCCTGGTGCGCGAATGGACGGATGGTAATCGCATTTCTGAAGTAGGCTCTCCTGCACCTTTAAAACCAGCAAAACCAGAAACTACAGAATCCTATAAACGAGCTGTTGCCCAGAACATGGCGAACCTGAGCATTGAGATCGCGATTGCTCTGCTGTACCCGGCTTACTTCGAGCCTGGCCGCTACGAAGGTCTGCCGAATGATGTTTATCACGCAGCAAACGGTATTAGCTCAACCCAGGTAAAGGATGCCCGCGTCAGCCTGATGTACTTCAACGCGCGCCATGTGGCTAAAACTATCCCGCGCATAGCATCCAAAGCGCTGGACATGGGAAATCTGGTGCACGCCCTTGCATTGCAGCCGGAAAACCTCGAAGCAGAGTTCAGCGTAGAACCAGAGATCCCTGAAGATGCGTTTACGACCACCGCTACTCTGCGTGAGTTCATCGACGGGTACAACGCCAGCCTGCCGGCGCTGCTGAGCGCTGACGAGATTAAAGCGTTGCTTGAAGAACACAACGCAGCCCTTACCGCTCCAGTGCCGCTTGGCGCGAGCCTGGAAGAAACGGGTCAAAGCTATATGGCTCTCCCTGTTGTGTACCAGCGTATTGAAGAAGGCCAGAAGCAGACAACAACGGCGATGAAGGCCTGCATCAAAGAGTACAACGCCACCCTGCCCGTACCGGTTAAAACCAGCGGCAGCCGTGATGCGTTACTCGAGCAATTAGCGATCATCAATCCTGATTTGGTCGCACAGGAAGTGCAGAAACCAACGCCGCTGAAAGTGTCTGGTACCAAAGCAGACATGATCCAGGCAGTTAAATCAGTTAAGCCCGATGCCGTGTTCGTAGACGAGCTGCTGGATGCCTGGCGCGACAACCCTGGCGAAAAGATTCTGGTTACCCGCCAGCAACTGGCCACAGCGCGGGCAATTCAGTCTGCACTCCTGGCGCACCCGACCGCTGGCATGCTGCTGACACATCCAAGCCGCGCTGTTGAAGTGAGTTACTTCGGCTTTGACGACGAAACAGGTTTAGAAGTGCGTGTACGGCCTGACCTCGAGATTGAACTGGACGGAGTGCGCATCGGTGCTGACCTGAAAACCATCAGCATGTGGAATGTGAAGCAAGAAAGCCTGCGTGCCAGGCTGCACCGGGAAATCATAGACCGTGACTATCACCTCAGCGCGGCTATGTATTGCGAGACCGCGGCGCTGGACCAGTTCTTCTGGATTTTCGTCAACAAAGACGAGAACTACCACTGGATCGCCATCATTGAGGCATCCACCGAACTGCTGGAACTGGGCATGCTGGAGTACCGCAAAACGATGCGCGCCATCGCTACAGGGTTCGACACCGGGGAATGGCCAGCTCCGATCATCGATGATTACACCGACGAACTGAACGACTTTGACATGCGCCGCCTCGAAGCGCTGCGCGCTCAGGCTTAAGGGGGATTTATGCATAACACTAACGTTACCGTTGCTGATCAGAACACCGTTATTAACTCCAACGTGGCTTTGTTCGATTCCCAGTATCTGAACGCCATCAGCACGTTCGCGCAGATCATGGCGCAAGGCACCGCTACCGTTCCTAAACACCTGCAGGGCAACCAGGCCGACTGCATGGCTGTAGCGATGCAAGCAGCACAGTGGCAGATGAATCCCTTTGCCGTGGCGCAGAAAACACACCTGATTAACGGTGTGCTCGGGTATGAAGCGCAGCTGGTTAATGCCGTCATTTCACGAAGCGGCGTGCTGGCCAGCCGCTTTGAATATGAATGGTACGGGCCATGGGAAAAGGTCGTTGGAAAATTCAATATCCGTAAAGGCGACAAAGGCGAGTACCGCGTTCCGGGCTGGGCCCTGGCTGACGAAGCCGGGATCGGCATCATTATCCGCGCAACCCTGAAAGGCGAAGAGCAGCCGAGGGAACTTGATTTACTGCTGGCTCAGGCCCGCACCAGAAACTCTACCCTGTGGGCTGATGACCCTCGCCAGCAGCTGGCATATCTGGCCGTCAAACGTTGGGCGAGACTGTTCTGCCCGGATGTGATTCTGGGCGTCTACACCCCGGATGAACTGGATGATCGCCGTGAAGAACGAGAGGTAAACCCAGCACCGGCGCAGCACGTTAGCCTTGCAGACATTTCAGGTGACAACGTCACTACGACTCAAACGGCTCAGGAATCAGCTCAAAACATCGATGCACTTGCTGATGATTTTCGTGATCGCATCGAGGCGGCTCAGGATGTGGATAGCGCTAAAGCTCTGCGCGCAGATATTGAAACCGTGAAAGCAACGTTGGGTTCTGCCCTGTTCACTGAGCTGAAAAACAAGGCCGTGAAGCGTTATTACCTGGTTGATGCACGGAACAAAGTCGAAGCAGCCATCAATTCCTTGCCACCTTCAGATGAGCCCGATGCAGCTG